ATACATTAAGAGTACCAGATCCATCTGTTGCAGTACCACCAGTTGCAATCATTGCAACGTTGTAGTTTGTTGGTGCGTTATTGGCACTGGTAAAGTAAATTGCAGGAGAAGTTGCAACACCATCAGTTCTACCTAGTCTTAGGTTAGCGGTGCCGCCATCACTCTCAAGTTTTGCTACTTCAACTACGTTATCATCATCAATAGCAAAATCATCAAAGGAAACTCTATTGCTAGCAGTACCAATTTGAAGTGCTCCAACAAAGTTACCAGAAGTCAAACGACCAATGATAATGGTATAGTCATTGAAATTATCTGCGGTGTCATCATTAATTACTAAGTTGTCAATTGCAATCGTACCAGTTGCCTGTGCGTTTGCGTCATATAGGTTTACTGTGCCACCTGGGACAAATGGGGACGTGTTTAGAATACTACCCGAGATGTAAATTCTATACTTAGAATCACCATTGAATGACTGAACAGTAAGAACATCTCTAACTTTAGTAGCACTGATAAACGTTGGTAATCTATTATCAGATAGAGTACCGTAGTTAATATTCAGTGCATTCTGATACCACTCACCTTGCTTGTTATCAAATCTGTCGGCATCCATTCCAGATCCAGGACCATCATTCAACGATGTCCACATCTTTGCCCAAGAACCGAATGATGTAACACCAGTTCCAGAACCACGTAGATAGATGTTATCATTGTCGGTAAATGCCATCTGTCTGACACCACCTTCAGCAGTTAGACCTTGACCTTTGTTTCTAATTGTAAGAACAAGGTGCTGAGTTCCACCATCATTAAGTTGGTCTGCACTATTATTAATAGTGTTAGCAACTAGACCCTCAACAAAGTTGTTTGGAGTTGGGTTTGATGTTGGGTTGTTAGTACCAGTTGCAAGTCTAATAGTATTACCAGAAGAACCAGAAACACTGATGTTATATGTTCCAGCAAGTCTATCTGTTGGAACTGTACCTGTGAATAAGTTTGTTGCATTGGTGTAGTAAGATCCTTGCTTGGTGTCTAGAAGGTCAGCATCTAGACCAGATCCAGGACCAGTCTTGAGTTCAATAGAACCGTTACCTGCATCGCCAATATTAAATTGATCTTTCTTATATCTAGCAACACCAATTGTACCGTAAAGGTCAGAGGAAATAGTTAAATTAGTAACTCTCTGAACGTCAAGAGAAACGTTGGCGTACTGTCTGTTGACAGTAGAAATCTTAGCTGCTAAAGCAAGGTTAGAACCTGCACCAATTTCGTTTGGTGCTTGTGTAATATTGAAGTCGGAAGTATAACCTGTACCACCATCAGTTACAGTAATATCAGTAACAGCGTTGCCAGATACTGTAAGATTTGCTTTTAGTCCAGTACCAGCACCACCAAGTAGAGTGATGTCAAAGTATTGACCATCAGTAAATCCAGAACCACCATTTACAATAATAATATCATCAACAAAGTTACCTTGCGTGTAACTAGATTCAAAGACCATTGGTGATCCGCCACGCTCAAACTCAATAATTGTTCCAGCAGGAATTGTTTGAGTTAGAGGATTATTAATCGAAACAGTCGTTAAACCTGCTGCAGTAATAATACCAGTGACGTTTGTGTTTGCCTGAATACCAGCAACACTAGCAACAACTTCATGTCCAATTAGTACATCAGAGTTTGTTGTAAATACAAGTTGGTTTGATCCACTACTTGAATTGCTGTAAGTCTTAGCAAAGTATCTTACTTCAGCACCTTTAATGGATTGAACTGCTAGAGCAAAGTTCTGGTCACCACGTAGGAATGTGAAGGAGTTTGCAGCACCACCAGATGCCAATCTATCAGTTTCAATAACACCAGATGTGATGTCAGATGCAGCAATCTGGTTTGAGGATAGAGATACCCAGTTATTGTTGTTACTAGAAGAAGTATTAACAACTCTAGTTAAGTTAACTGTTACTGCTGGGATATCGCTACTATCAATAGTATCAGTATCTTCAATTGCAATTCTGTTGACAATATCACCGTACAATCTGCTTTCAATTAGAGCAACCGCTTGTGCTTGTGTTCCAGATCCTGCAGGAGCAGCAATGGTTACAGTTGGAGCAGAAGTGTATCCTTTACCGCCCTTAAATCCATTGAATACAATGATATCTACAGTTACAACTTCGCCATTTGCAATAGTTGTTTCTGCTCTTGCTTCAACACCACCTTGCTGTAAACTACCAGAGATAGTAACAGTTGGAGGAGAAGTATATCCAGAACCACCATCAGTCAAGTTGATTGTGTATACAACACCTTGTCTATATTCAGTTGACTGCAGACGACCACCAGATACACTACCAGTGAAGATATCACCAATAGTAAATTGAATTGTTGGATCTGGTTGGAATGCTAGGAACTGACTATCTAAGTCATTATTAAGAATGAAAGATGTCGAAGTGTCCTGTTGGATTGCAATGTCACCAGCAAGTGCTCCCTCAATAGAAAGTCTTTCTGCCTGATCTGCAACAGTGTAAACCTCAAATGGTCTGAGTGCTGGGATCTGGTCAATAGAAATCTTACCACTATCAGTAAGTTCAACCAGTGCTCTAGGAACAGCGTTCGTGGAGTATGGTTTGTTGATGTATGGACCGAGGTTGTTGGTAATGTAGTCTCTAACTGCCTTCTGGGTAGGTAGGACAGAGTTACTGGTGCTTGCTCCACCCAGAGTATTATCTGCAGAGAAACCAGTAACAACAACGTCACCACCCTTCAGTTTCAAGAATTCAACTTCCGAGATTGTAACCGTACCAGTAAAGGTGATAGCACCAGTTCTGTTTTCAATCTTAGCAAACGTACCAACCTTAAAGTCACCAAGTTCGTCAGTACCAGAAACGTAAACACGACCATAGTCTTCAGAGACTTGCTCGTTTGCCTCAACCTTTGTACCACCGTTCTCAGGTAGTGCTAGGTAGTTAGTACCAGAACCTGCGAATTCCCAAGTATGGGAAGAAGAGTTAACAATAGATGGTCTATGTAGTTTGATAGTAGCACCAGCAAGAACTCCCGTACTGACTGGTAATCCAGTTGCATCGTCGGTAAGATCCATTGGTTGACCTTGACCATCATCGATGGTAAGTTCTGCTTGGAACGGTGGACCAGCACCAACTGCTCCTACAGAATCAACAAAGTATTCGATAGTTTCACTAGTGTTTCTATATCCATCAATCTTGACAATATAGTGCTCTAGTGGTTCTCTTCCTAAACCATCTACAGTAAGAACTGCTCTACCAGTTGGTGTTGCAGATACGTTGGTAATCGTTCCTTGGTCAAATGTGTAGCACTCTCTTCTAAATCCAACACCACGAAGTGCGAACTGACCGAAGTTTGTTGCAGAGTTGGTGATGGAACAATAACCACCACTTTCTGCTAGAACACCATCAGCACAGAAGATAACGAAGACCGAAACCAACTGGGTGTAACCATCTTCAATAACCTTATAACCTGTACCACCAAAGGAGACAATGGTGAATGCAGAAGCAACCATCGACTTACCCTGATTGGGGAAGGTTGCAGAACCATCTAGTTCTAGACCAGGGAATGGGCAGTTGGGTTGCTTGACCTTAGAACCATCAATCAGAGCACCGCCACCACCTAAGAAGGAGATAACAGATGCGTTCTGTGTATATGGTGATGCTTCAATGATTGGATAATCATCATAGTCACCACGAATTGCCATGCGCTGATTGTTAGCGTCATAGATGTAAGAGTTTGCATACTCTGTAATCTTAGAGGTATCGAATAAAGTACCGTAGGTCTTGACGGTGCTTCCAGGTTCGATTGCAGTTCCACTAAGAGGATTATCTGCATATTCTAGAATTCCATCTAGAATACCCATCGAAGTTGTGATAGATGCTTCTACGTTTGCACATAGAGGATTTCCTGCGGGATCTGCTAGAATAGTAGCATCAACAAACTGTGGAATAGGAGAAGATGTAGTTACTGCAGTTCCTGCGCCATCTTTCCATCCACGCATTGCTGCAATAGCAAGGTCTCTTACCTCTGTGTATGCATATCTTGTTTCAGCTAACTGAGATGCATCGATACCAGAAAGAGCAGTGCCACTATAATATGCTTCAGCATTAGTTACAATGCCAGCATTACCTCCAAGTACAAGGTCTCTGATTAGACCACCTAGGATATAGTTAATATCTCTACGGCACTTTCTCTGATGGATATCCGTCAGTCCTAGAGAAGGATACTGTGCTTCAGTATTGATTAGCGCCTGATCTGCAATTAGATCTCTGTTTCTAGCGATTAGATATGCAGCATCTAGATATGTGCCAGAAGCATCGTTTGCAATTACATCTACCCAAAGGTATGATAATGTATCAATAGCAGATCTAACATCAGAACAAGATGTACCATCACCAGCAGATCCATCTGCATTGAGGTTAGAAGTAGTTGTAATTACGCTATCGTCAAAGTATCTGGGAACTGAAGAATATACAGGAGCATATACGGGATCTGCTGGGAAACCATTGCCAGTTCTCCAGTTGTTGATAGCATATAGTGCTAGTTCTCTAGCATATTCAATTGCACGAACTGTTTGAATAATCTCATTTTCAATGTATGCAATCTTTGCTCCAATGATATACTTTTGAGCAGCTTCAATTATGTTATGATTAGTTCCAAATTCCAAGTCTCTAATCAGAGCATTGAGGAAGTGAGTTACATCTTGTCTGCACTGTTCATCACCATTTGAACCAGTGTTAGTTACAGTTGGAGAACTGTAAGAAGGATAGATTTTTTGTCCAGCATCGCATTCAATTAGCAAGTCTGCAAGTTGAACAGTATCATCCTCACTAAGTGATAGTTCAACATCAGTTGTAACTGTAGCAACACCTGTTACATCCGTATCATAAACAAATCCAGTGACATTAGCAGTAGTGCCACCAAATGTTACTGTACCACCACTGACCCAAGTATTTTCATGATCTAGAGTTCCTAAGAAAATGTCAAAAGAAGTACCAGAAACATTGTATACTGAATAATAATCTCTCTTAAACTGATCGTTGATTTTACTTACAACTTCATCAGCAATAAACTCTCTGTTATTACGGAGGAAAGTGCAAGCATCTTGATATCTTCTTGCCTCTGGAGTTGAGATTGGGAATTTGTTTGGAGAGTTAAGTAGCGATAGTGTAATTACTTTCGAGTATGACTTAACAGTCGCAAACTGCCCTGGATCCAGATTTGCATCGTTAATTGCAGGAGCTTTCTTTGGAATGACAAATCTTCTAGAACGACCATCAGCGTCTTCTAGAACTTTGTAAATTCTCTGTTTCCCCATCAAGAATGATAGGTCTGGATTGCTGGTTGGTAAATTAGAAAGTTCAATTTCTTGACCTTCTCTAAATTCGTGAATGTTGTCTCTACCAACCAGAGCATTCGTGTAGAAAACAATACCGCCTAGGTCTTCTGCATTACCATATAGTTCACTTTGGAAACCACCAGTAGCAATAGAAGCATCACCTTGTAGCGAAAAGTCAATTCTAACAATAGGTAGAGTTGATGTAACATCTTCGTCAATAGATACAACTTCACCTTCTGCTCTAATTGATTTGAGTGATGTGGTATCAAACTGATTTTCTGTAATGCTAGCTTCAAAAACATTGATAGTAGCGGATGAAATGCTATCCCAAGATGGAGATCCTAAGATAGGAACAAATGTCACATCCCAGGAAGTTGGAGCATTCTCATCATCAACTGCTGCTACTTCATAGTATCCTGCAGTAAATTGTGCATCTACAGTATCATCTAGATACACATATGTGCCAGGAAGAAGATCTGCAGTTGGGTTTGTAGTAAAACGGAGAATATTATTGCCGTTTGTGCTAGACTGTCCAGATAAGGAATTAATCTGATTTCCTTGAGTACCAGATACTAGATATCTGAATTGCTCACCTTCAACAAAAGAACCAGATGTTAGTTGAACGTCAAGTTTACCGTTGACATATGCGTTTGCACCAGATGTCTCGTCAAATTCTACAAGAGTAACTTTTGCTCTAGCACCAGTGTTGACACCAATAACGTCAAGTCCAGCGATAAGAGCTGACAGACCAGTGTTCTGCTGGAATATGACACGGAATTGATCTGGTCCAAAGATCTGATGACCGATTGGGAAATCAACACCAAAGTCTCCATTGACTTCATTATCAATGATGACTTTTTGCTTATCGTCAAAGACCATAGCAAAGTCCCAAGTGGAGACAGGATCTCCAAGGGAATCAATCTTATCTCTATAAGTTACACCAATGACATAGTTCTTATCACCAAACTTAAAGATGTGCTTTCCTTGATTGTTTGGTCTGATAATTACCAGACGAAGGTTGTCACCAACAACCGAGCAATCGGGTGGTAGAGAAATGGGGTTATCTTCTACATAGTCACCACCAGAAACAATAATCGTTTCTTTAACGCCAGGTGTTGACCATGCTAGTTGTGCCGCTTTCTTAATTGTTCTAACTGGGTTTACAGCAGAACGACCGTCGTTTAGGTCAGAACCAATCTGCTGTGAAACGTAAATACGACCACCAACGTCATTCGTTGCTAGATTGAGGACGTATTCTGTAGTTGCAATCTTGTCTGATCTATCACCAAGTAGTGGTGTGATAGATCTTGGGAATACTCCAGCGTCACCTGTTGTGTTATAACCAAATGCAGCCTGATCGTCTACTCTGAAACCAATATGCTTAAATTGAACTTCTCCGTTTAGTTCAATACCATCTAGGTGTTCTGGTGCCTCGGATCCAGTTTGTCCAGCATTCAATGCTTGATAAACGTTTGCACCAAACCAACGATAACTATCTTTCTGTAGAATAACTCCAGGTGCCCATTGGATGCCTGTGTTATTAATAAAGGTCTTTAAGTTTGGTCCTCTAAAATTAGTGTCTGGAGTAACAAAGTTATCAATATCCAGGTTTAGAATTCTCGCCGTATCAGAAATGATAGACGTGGATGTTCTAATAGCACCGTTGATGTCAAGTTCAAAATCAACAGTATCTAGAGTTGATGTTGCAGCTGCACCAACTCCATTACCACCAGTAATTGTAACTTGTGGTGCCGTGGTATAACCACTACCAGGATTATTAACAGCGATGTTAATAACTCTTCCATTGAAGATAAAAGCGGAAGCTAGTGCTTGTACACCATTTGGTGGTGGATCAATAGTTACAGAAGGAGCACTGGTATATCCAGAACCACCCTCTGTGATTGTAATTCTGTCAATTCTTTCACCTGTTCTATTAATACCAACACGAGGTAACTGTGTGTTAGCATCAAGTTGAGTTCTCAGGATCTCTCGTTCAAGAGCACCCGAACCACCTCTAATAGTTAATTCATTATCACCGATGAATTGAGGACTACCTCCTCTAATTTTCTCCTTATCGGAATTAATGTTAAAACTCATGGTGCCGTCTAGCTCCTGACCCGTTTATCCTCTTTTATATTTAGCATCACTGCCAGGCAATACTCACTACTTGTGCAGATACTACCCATTTGATATTATTAGTTGTACCAGCTCTGAGTGTACTGTAACTAAATGTATTTGTACCACCAGTCAATGGTTCAATAGACCATGTTTGACCTACTGGAATGTCATCTTTAATGATAGTGTTTAGACTTGACAATACACTTACCAATCCAGAATTGTCACATAAAACCGCACTCTCTATCTTTTCTGAATATACTGTGCCAGACTGATTAACTCCAATAGCATGTCCTGTGATATAATTTAGAGTATTGATTTCAAGAGGAATTTGAGATCCTACATCATCAATCTGTAGTACCGCAGTATTCAGACCACGTAAAATATAATGAGATACTTTACTGTCTGCATAGAACGAGTTCTTAAGTTCTAGAGTGTTGATGTCTTTTGCATTTCTATCTTCATCGATAACGATTGTTTTATCGATAGAAAATCCACCAACTGAATCAAACTTTTCTAGTGATGTTGCCATTTTACTTCTTCGTTATTTGGGAAACAATTTTGATATCAACGTCTTGAGATGTTCCTACGTTATCACCAACCGTTAGGTTTACTCTTGCAATATTTGTTGCAGTAAATTCAAACGTAGTAGAGAACAACTGTACTCCTGTTCTGATATTTCCATATTCTGTATGGTAAATGTCAGTGCCATCATCAGTTAAGAAATATTCTGTAACTTCTCTGTCACCAGTCACATTGTTAATTGCTGTAATCATTACTTTAGAAGAAGCTTCTGTAGAACCATCATAGCAATTGAAAGATCCAATATCTACTGTATCTTTCACAAGTTCTACAATTCCACTTAGAATTCTATAATCAGTAAGTTCAAAATCTTTCAATTCAGAATCGAAGACCTTAACACCGTTAAAGTTTCCTGTACCAAATCCAATATTAAAATACACATCACCTGCATTATCTAGTCTTAATACAGGATCAACAGTTAATCCAGCAGAAAGACCAATGTCAAAATATTGCTTACTAGTATGTAAGAATGTTGATGCTGTATCTGTATTATCTAGAGTTGTATTACCACCAGCAAATACAATTGTATCAGCATTGATTTCTAATTCATTTGTTACTGGACTGTTGATAACATCAACTCCTCTAAACTCCAGAGCGGATGTCGTTAAGTTTAGAGTATTGTTTCCATCGTTGTAGAAGAACAGTGTGTTCTCATTTGCTCCAGGAGAAGTCTCAGGAATAATATATGTGTTCTGATCAATGTCTTTAACACCACCAAGAGATCCCCAGTTAGTTCCATCATAACCTTCATATGTGAAAGTTGTTTGGTTGAAACGGATAGATCCTTGAACTGCAATTCCTCTATCTGCAGTTGTTCCAGTTGGAATTGCAATAGAAGTGCTTGAAGAGATAACAGTTTTTTGACCAGGGTTTGGTCTGATGACCAAATCACTTACATCAGTTGAAATTGTATTTCCAACCAATCTCAGATCACTGCTGATTACAAGAGGAACATCAATATCAGGACCAATTCTTAATTCATTGATCTCCTCAAATATTAGATTATCAACAGCTGTTGTGTTATACTGAAGTGTAGATGTGCCATTGGAGAAGACAGAACCAGATGTATCATTTGGTTCTTCACCAGCAGCACCAGTAGTGCCAGTGGTAATTACTTCATAGATATCATGACCAAATTTTAGATAATCGCCTGCAGTAACAGGAGTGCTAGATGTCCAATCAGTATATGCTGGTGCAGAAAGATTTGGCGATCTTACTTTCTTAACTCCTTCAAACTCTAGATAGAATGGACTTAACTTGAGAGTGTTAACTGCATCATTGTAGAACCAGAAAGTATTGTCATTGCTACCTACAGTTTGTTCAGCAGTAACATAAGTATTACCATCTAGATCTCGAATACCACCAAGAGAAGTCCAACTTGCTGTTTGACTGCTGTATCCTTCATACTGTGTAGTATCTGTATTGTATCTAATTTGACCATCTGCAGCAAATCCAAGTGGAGGTCTTGCAGAAGTAGAACCAGCGGGAATTTGAATGGATGATGTTGCATTGACAACAACACTCTTTCCTGTATCTGGAGTTAAGATCAGATCAAATCCAGCAAACGTAGCAATGTTTGTATTTGTAATGGTCAAGTAACCATTTACATTCAACTCATTTGTTGTCTTAAGTACACCAGATGTAGTAAAGTTACCAGTGAGTGGAATAACTTCAATAGTTGTTGCACCCAAAGGACCATAATAAACTTGACCAGCATCAACTCTGATGTTGCCCAGTCCTGCTTCCATAGCGAATGAGTTTCCGCTATTTGGACCAATTAAATCAACGTTTAGGGTATCAGCGATTGATAGTGGAGTGGTAAAACTAGTGGATGCTGCTCCAGTCTCTGTTAGTGAAGTTGTACTATTTACAGCACCAACAACATTAAAGCTTCCTGTATTGCTTGCTGAAATAATTGTCTCGGATCCAACACCTGTAACAGTGATCTGTGCATCAATCTGATTGCCAGAAAGATTAAGTAGATCTGCAACTAGTGCTTCTCTGTCTAGGTTTAGAACATCACCGTTGAAGTAATCTCTACCACCATTAACAATTTCGATACTGCCAATAGATCCTTCTTTTGTGATCTCAAATTCAAATCCGTTATCTCCACCATAAGTTCCAGGATCTGCTGGAAGGAATAACTTATCTCCAACTACATAACCAGAACCATAATTGGAGAAAGAAATATTTGAGATACCTCTTCTATTTGAAATACGATATTGGAAACCAACACCATATCCTCTAGTAATAACATTTGAGAATGTTAGAATATCACCTTCTACATACCCACTACCAGCAACTGTTTCAACAACATCAGTAATAGTACCAATGACATTGACACTGGTGAAGTTTACTGCAAGACCAGAACCAGTTCCGCCAATGTTTGATGGATGAACAGTAACATTGTCATTAGCTTTCCATCCGCTTCCAGGTTCTGTTACGGTAAAACTAATTACGTTACCATTTGCATCGACATCAACATCTGCCAACATATCAAAGATATAACTTCCAGTTCCACCAGGAAGCAATCCTGCTTTTACTGGTTCTCCATACAGTCCTATAGTTGGAGTTAAGGAAATGCCAGACAATCCAGCATCTGTAGCTGTACTATTAAGAACTAAATCAGTGTATGATCCAGCACTTCCTGGTGTACCATATGCAATAGTTCTTGCTTCTGTTGTAACAATTGAGATGCCAAATTCATCTAGAATTCCAAGTGTGTATCCAGCATTACTAGCATCTGAAGTATCAAATCTATAAGTACCACCTGCACTGAAAGTTAGAGCAGTAGTAGTAATTTCTGATCCATTTCCTTGATACTGGAAAACACCAGAAAGATTTTTTGCAATACCAAAAGCACCAGCACCATCACTAATTTCTTCATTAACATTAAAAGTTCCAGTAACACTGGTGAAGTACATTGCTGGTTGCTCATCATCAAATGATGTAATTGTTCCACTTCCAGAAGCAGAAGTTACAGTAGCTCCTGCAGCAAATTCTGTAAATGGATTATCAATTAACTCAATAGTACCACCCATTGCTGAGTGATTTTGACAAGTATAGTAAATCGTTCCTGTTAGATATTCTGATGTATCGAAAACGATAGTGCCATTATCAGTACCGTTGTTGGTAACACCATCTTCTACTACTAGTACACTAGATGCATCATAACCACCAGCAGCACTCTGGATCCAGAATGGATGTCCTGGTGAGTTCACATTGATAGTAATAATACTACCTTGTGCTACGCTAATGGAAATGTCATTACCACTAGTTGAGATAGCATTTTGTCCCGTAAATACGTAATCTGTAGCAAGACCATCATCAGTTACATTCCACTCATACAATCTACCATACACAAAGTCTAGTTTCTGTCTACTAACAACAGTTAGTGTAGTGGTAGAAGATGGAATATTATCTACGGCAACACTAGTATATGTTCCCTCTGTATATCCAGTACCAGCGTTGGTAATTGTATTTTGAATATCAACAGAACCAGTGACGGTGATATTAGCAAATTTGCCACTGCCAGTTCCGTTGACAAGTTCTACATTATTATAGGTTCCTGGATAGTAACCAGTACCAGCATTATCAATAACACCTTTCGTTGCAACTTCTAGCGTAACGATATCGAAACTCATCAGAGCATTGATACCACTATAATCAGTGGTAACAGGGATGTCTGTATATGATCCAGTAGTATACTCGTCTACATTACTATTGGCGGTTACAATACCGTCCCATGGCACAACAGTAACGTTTGCTGTTGCCTGAGATCCGCCACCACCAAAGATAGCAACATCAGTGTAAACACCAACATCATATTCAGATCCACTTTCTGTAATCGTTACATCTGCTGTTTCGAGGAATGTCTTCTCAACGAAAAAGTCTCTAGCAAATGTTGTACCAGTATCAGCAAACGAGACAATCAGATTTTCGCTACTAGTAAACGAGAAAGTCTTGTCTTGTCTTTTGAATAGACCTAAACTTGTGTCTGACTGGAATGCCAGCGACGGAGATGCTTTGGTTCCGTCTTGAATTGTAATGGCACTTGGAGAGATAGTTGCTCCCCCAGAACCACCTGTAATCTCAAAGAGATCAGAAGCGATCAGATTAATTTTGTCCCTTTGTTGTTCAAAGGTATCTGTTCTTGCTACACTAATTGCTGGCATTTTTTATCAACTCTCGCAGTAGGGATTTGATCTCAGAAACTTCATTCTTCAACATATTTATGTCATCTAACGCGGAACTCAACTGTTTTGACTTACGTCTTGCAGCTATTGCCGAATTGTCCAAATTCAAGATGGCACCTGTGGTCTCGTCCCTAACGAGACCATCATGTCCTTCAACTTTGATGTAACCCATACGCGGAAATTAGAATGCAGCGACTGCTCTGATATCTTGTACTTTTGGTACAATTGTTGGATCCTTACCCTTCATGATAATCTTGATAGCAAACGAAGAGAATTCGGGTAATTCTGCAACACTATAAGTGATATCTTGATATGCAGATTGCTTTTCAAGAACTCCAGAAGCACTGTTTTCAGGAGATGCAATTTCTAGACTATCTGGTTGACCATCTTCATTGAAGTAGATCCAATCGATGTCATCGAAGTTCTCCTGACTAGATGCATTCTTGAACTTATAAAGAACTTCTACATTCTCAGTTTCTTTTGCATTTAGTGTCAAGTGTACATTGATTGCAGTTGCTGGACTGCTAATTGTTACTTCCTTAGTTACATATTTTGCAACAGAAGAAGAATTCTTAGAGGCATCATCTGCAACATATTCAACGCCATTCTCATAAGTAACTTTTGCTACTTCGAGGAATGTTACTTCTTCATCTGGTTGGTTAGGATATGAGATAATATCACCAACACGGAAGATATCCTTTTGCTGATCTTCTGTATCAGCTTGTCTAGCAAAGAATGTGCTATCGATAATTCTTCCTGTATAATCATCATTGATAGGTCTCGTATCATTTCTGACAGATGCCTTTCTGGTTTCTTTATCCCAAACAACAACCTTACCACGAATTACGTTATCGTAAATTTCTAGAGGTACGGATGGATTTCTTGCTGTCAGAACCTGAGCGGTATTTAGTGTGATTGGTAGAGCAGCTGGTGTTCCGCCAACCGTTCCGCCCGTGATTGTAGTCTTTTGATTTTCAAAAACAAGATCTTCACCATTGATGAATACTTGCTTAGTCTTAAGTTTGATGGTGATTGTATTATCTGCTACTTTAGCAATAGTTCCTAGAGCACCAGAACTTACACCCTCAACTTTTTGATTATTGAAAATCTGTACACCTTGTGTACCGCTAACCGCAAACTCATATAGTGGGAAGAATTCTAGAACTTGATTTCTTCTACCATATCTGTTCTCACTACCAGTAGCACTCTCAATTCTGTTAGAGATAGTCTTGACACTTGCTGTGGAAAGATCAATTACTGGAGATAGATACGAAACATTAGAAGTGAGATCAAACTTATAAGTTAGTGATCTATCTACATCGTTTAGAACTTCATTGATCTCAGAAGCAATAAACTTCTGATTGGTGAAGTAATGGGGTTCATTCAAGAAAGTCTTTTCATAATCACTTTGAGAATATGAAGTGTAGTTAGTTGTTGTAGAATCTACAGGAATAACATTGGTTGTTCTGACCATGCTAGCAATCTTTGTCTGTGAGAAAGATAAGTATTGCATTTGTGGATATAGAACCTCATACTTTCTGTTGTAGGTTCCGTATACAATGTCACCACCACCAATAGAACTTGTAGCAGCAGAGATTTCAGACACTACATCATACGTATCAACACCACTATTTGTTACTTGGAATAAAGTTGTATTCAAGATATCAGCAGTGATACCACCTGTGGACTTTGCACCCTTATAGAATACATAAGAGTTGCCACTAGTCTCAAAACCATTATCTCTGTGTCTTACTTTGATAACCTTATTGTTATTTCTGAAGAGAGTAGCAGTTGCATTTGAATCTGATGCACCATCAGTCTTGAATGGGTTCAAACCAAGCAATTCGTATCCTAAGTTCTCTGTTGTTAGTAGAAGTTCACATGGTCTGTCGATCTGGAATTCTGCTCTGTATAGAGTAAACTTGAGATCTTCAAAAATATCCTCAGTCCAGTTATCGACATTCTGTGATCTGTATACAGAACCAAGAGATGGTTGAGTTGTGATGACTGTGCTGGTTGCAACATCAATCTCACCTAGTTTAGATGACCATAGAGCGTAGTCAACAGAATCAGTCTCAACAGTCAATGCATACTCAGTATCATTCTGTAGGTATACAGGATGCTCGAATGCGAAGTGTGTTGGAACAGTAGAAGCGGTTAGACCCTCCTGGTCTACAGCAACACCCATTGTTACTGCAGGAGTATCGAACTCAATCACTGTCTCTACTTCACAACCACCAGCACCATTACCAATGCCCTTGATAACAACAGATGGTGCTTCGGTATATCCAAATCCGTTGATTGATAGATTGATGTTGTAAATCTTTCCTCCAGATACCTGTGCTCCAGCAGTTGCAACAGAACCACCAGGAAGTTGTGGACTTTCAACAGTGATAATCGCATCATCATAATTTAGACCAGGATTTGTAATCTTGATCTCAGAAACCTTACCACTATCTTTAGCAATAGTTACAACACCAGACTTACCTTCTGTATTGTTAGCAAGAACAACAGAAGGAATGACTAACGTTTCATTTGGACGGAATGCTCTTCCATTATGGTTCTCAAGAACCATGGTATATACTTGCTCGTTTGTTAGCAAGAACCTACCAGTAGACGATGGAACGAGATCAATACCATTCTTATCAATAATCTTAAAGATAGGACCACTTGCAGCAGAACTAGATCCTGTTACATTTTCTCCTTTGGTTACGTAAACATTTGAGTTTACAAAGAACTTCAAGAATGTAAATGGAGATAGAACTTTCTCTGTTCCTGGTACAATATTCTTTCCAGGTTTGTCACTATCTACATTTGTAAGATATACTCTGATAGGAATAGAGTTACTCTTAGACTGGAAGAACAGATCAACACCAGTAGTAAACATACCACCATCATAGTTTTCAACCTTAAAGGTTTGTGCTAGTGGATTTGGTCTAATTGGGTTTTCTGTGTTACTATCAACAAACTGAACACCTTCGTTTGCTTTGAAGAACGATGGTTTTGTAGAGATGATAGTTGCAGGGTTCTCGGGAAGAATACCTGTTGCATAGTATTTGACTTCTGCATAGGTATCTACATTCAACTTATCTTCGTCAGTGGGACTAGATGTAAATCTAAAGGTCTTGATGCCAGTAGTTACATTGTACTCTTCGGAAGTTTGATCATATGCAACAGTAGCAACATCACCAGTCCAAGGTGTATTCTCTCTAGGAGCATATCCAGCAGGAACAATAATGATACCACTAGCATCACCATTCTCATTGGTTACCACTTCTCCATTGAAAGCAGATAGAGAGTTACCAGCAATGCCAGTAAATCTCAAGTCAGGATTAACCCAACGAGAAATATCTCTTCCTTCTAGGAAGACAGAGATTTTTGTATTAGGCTTCAGTCTTCTAACAACAAACTTGACTGCTTGACTTCTAGCAAAGAACTTAACAGAATCTGAAACATTGTTTCCTCTGACACTCTTAACTTGGACACCCTTGGCAACATCATTGTTTACAGGGCTAATATTAGAAGAGCTGCTAGTAGAGGCAATGCTAATTTCAGAAGTAACGCTATCAGCATTAGTGTTGCCGAGAGAATTGATAGAAGTGAATGAAGGAGCAGAACCAACCCAGTTGACAATAAATGAATTATAGAAACTTGCAAAACTTTCCTTTACCTCTGGTTTCGCTAGGAAGATAGTATACAGATCTGTATTAGTATCTACGATTAGGGGTTCTTCATTTTGATCATACCATTGATCAATACTTGGAGATAGAGATGCATCTCCAACATACTGAAGAACAACGAATGGATTTGGATTTAATGTGCTGGAAGCAAAATCATTACCAAGAACTTTTAAGTTGCTGTATGGTAATGTAATAATGTCTCCTGACTTCTTATATCCAGAAACAACACGCTGGTCATCTCTAACATTGACTTCTCTTAGTCTAAATGAATCTTCTTTGGTCTGTGGTCTTAATACAGACTGTTGTGGATCAACAGCACACTGATAATCAAGAGATTGGAGATTACCAGATCTATGAGCTTCAAAGTTATCTACGATAAATCCACTCTTAAATCTATCAAAACCAACTTCATCTTTGACTTGCATGTTTAGAGCTTGTTGCTCAAGGATGCTTAGCGTGGTATAATACTCAAGGCGTTCAATACGCTTCTCTAGTTTACCGATGTCACGCATTGTGTAACGACGGTTGTCAACTGGAGTAATTCTTACATCCTTACTTGTTTGAGTATATGCAGGAATATATGCATAGAACAGAGGAACTGCATCATCAATTGGATCTGGTTTTGTTGGGTTGAGTGAGGAGTTGCCTTCCTTGACTAGGAACTGACCCTTCTTATTTAAGAATACACCGTCAATTCTGTCAAGATATTCTACCTGACTGAACGAGATGCTAAACTCTAGATTTACATCGGGTGCAGGTGGAGCAGAAATTACAGAACCTGCAGATGCAAACTTACCTCTGGTAATAGAGAGACTAGATTGATCTTGGAAACCAGGGACAACTGTCGTGTTGTCTACTTTTGGTCTAAAGTCAATAACGTTCTTGAGATTTACGTTACCATGTACAGTTGAGTTGAATGTTGGGATCTCATCTTCAGTAACACCCGAAGCATGGAGATAACTATCAATTGTACAAATGTCACCTTGAGAATGCTCGAAGTAATCAAACGCAATTACTAACTGACCATTGGTTGGTTCAAATCCTGGTTTGAGAACAATACGAGACACGTCATACACAGTGTCTCTCTGACCATTGTCAAAGGTAAATCTATCAGTTACATCTGTTCCTTCTACAAGGTTACCTGCGGCGTCAACAACTGGAGGTTGTACAGACGAACCCTCGTATACATACGCTAGCTTATAAGCATCGGAATATGAAATGATATCCACTGCATCGCTATCGTAATCATTTCCTCTGAATGGAATTACTCTATCACCAGAAGATGTGACTACAATTCTCTTAGAGACAGATGTCTTAAGTCTTGGTTTTGCATTATCAACTTCCAAAGTAGAAGTTAGTTTTAATTTAGGGAACGTTCCATTTTCGGGAATAGTTCCAAAGTAATCCTGTGGAAGTTCTAGACGAATGGATCCAGAGATGAGACCACTAGCAGTATCTGTAGAAGAAGTTGCAATGACATTATCTGGATTGATGTATACAATATCTCCAGCAACCAGTTTTGTAGAATCGCCTGGATCAAGTACAGTTACAATGAAGTTGTCTTCTGTGAACGTGACAAACCTCTGTGTACCAAATGGTAGGTCTGCCTTAAATGTTAAGATACCACCACCTGAAGATGCTGTTGTGATAAAGTCTCTACGGATATAGTATTTGATTTTACTATCTTCCTGACTTGCAACAATCTTATTGATCTGTCTGCTTCCTGTTGGGAATACAAGAGATCCAGATGCAGAATTTTTAACCTTGCAGCGGAGACGAACAATACCAGCGTTTACAACATCAGCAAGTAGAACACTATCTAGATAAATTCTAGTTTTGAATGATCCTTCCTGAGGAGTTGCATACTGAACAACAGAACGAATAACATTGTTGTCTTCATCAGCAAACTGTACAACGTCACCTTGCTGTAGAAGTTGAGTAGCATCAGCATTGAAACTAGTACACTCAACAAAATTGGAACCTTTAGATCCAAAGAATGTAAAATCAGTAACACTAGTAATCTCTGATAGAAGTCTATCATCTGTTACTACATCTGCAGTAAACTTGTTAGCGTTACCAGAACCATATCCAGCAGACAGTGACTTGACGTTCTGTGCTGTATAGGTAGTTACACTATCTCTGAATAGAACAGGTCTTACAACCGCTCCAGACGTTGCTGCAGGAGATCCTTCTGGTTGTTTGACTGTGACTGCAGGTGGTTGAGAATATACAGTGTTAACCGCTTCTCTATCAGTAATATCAACTCTAACTACAAAGTCGTTACCAAGAACATCAACATTGATTTTATCTCTACCAAAATCAACACCATTGACGAGAAGAGTTGCATTTTCATTGTATCCAGTACCACGATTAGTTACAATGAAGTGAGAAATAGTACCATCTAAACCGATACGTGCAGTATTCTCATCTTCATCTCTAATTGTTTCTCCAGATTTAAATCTTCCAGACAAAGTTTTTACGAACAACTGTCTGCCATATGAATATACTCCAGATGGAGCACCTTCAATAACACCATATGCTCCAGTAGTGAGACCGAATACATATTTTCCGATTTGGAAAGTTCCTGGAACAGGTTCTCTTTCTAGTAGGATCTTGGTGAAGAATTCTGGATCAAAGTACGATACGCCAAATACAGCATTATAATTTGCTTGTCCAGCAGCAGATCTACCTCTGGAAAGAACAACATCAGCATCTTGATTAAATCCAGATCCTCTCTTCTCTAGGTAGAAGTTATTTGGTCTTGCTCTACCAACGACTGGTGTAATGGTTTCGCCGTAATCAATGATGTTACCATATCTCGAAGTGTTTGCTCTTGCCTGTGCTTCTGTCAAGTACAGACTTCTTTCACGAGAGAACTCAGAATTTCCATCATCATAGGTCAAAAGGATCTTCTCAGCAATATCCTTTGTAGCAACTACAGTTAATTCTAAGTAAGTTGCAGTTGCACTAAACTCTGGTTTGATAACCTTAGCATATGCCAAAGACTTGACTGTACCAACCTCTGTTACTGTACCATCTAGTGCTCTGGTTTTTACAAAATACAGAGTTCCAATATCAGTCTGGAAATTGCTATCATTTAGTCCTGTTAGAGGATTTGTCGAACTATCAACATCAAGGGTGATAGTTTTGATTGCATCGTTGGAATCAAAAGCAAGACCTCTTCTATTTACTGTTTGCTTAATTGCATCAGTTTCTTCTTCATCGTTAAGACCAATAGATCCATCATTGAATACCTGATGAAGATATAGATCTGGATATGCGGTTAGATCAGCACCCTCTTTGTTTACAGGAACACTACCATAGACATTCTTTACATTATAAGTTGGTAGACCTTTTAGTTTAAGTGTCTTATTGTCACTACTCAGACTTTCTCTTGCTTTGTTGAGTTCAAGATACTTAGTCTCTTTGTTGACAATCTCATATCCTCTAATGTAAGCTTTACCAGGACCAACGCTGGCAATCATTTTTCTAGATGCTTCAGTAACATCTAGTCCGTTATAAAGACCAAACTCACCAGCAGCGTAGAGACCTCTGTTTCTATCTTTCTGCTGATATTCTCTAATTTCAATATTAAAATTATCTACAACATAGTCACCACTCTCATCATATG